AACTCCATCTTTTCCCTATATATAGCTACATATAGATCAATATCGTTGAATCATTCCATATCCTGTGCCTTTATAATATCTAATGAAGGCTTTCTTTAAAAATATTGATTTTGGTGATTGTTTAATAATTTTAGGTCTTATCCTGATTGGATACGGCCTTTTTTTATTGAAAAATCCAGGTATTTTAGCTGTGACAATCGGCGTTATCGCCTTTAATTTTGGTATTTTGCGGTCAATCCTGGGGAAAAAACCAATGAAGAGATAATAAATGGGAATTTTCAGTAAAATCTTAAGGAGCGGCGTTGTCGGCACTGGTTCTCTGCCTGTGTATGATGATTTCTGGTATGGTGTGGCCGGGAAACCCTCAATAGCCGGGGTCCAGGTCAATGAAGAATCAGCCCTTAAATATCTGACTGTTTTCGCATGTGTCTCTCTTATTTCCGGTGATATTGCCCGGTTGCCGCTGATCCTTTACAAACGAGCGAAAGACGGAAGCAAAGAGCGAGTTTTAAACCATCCTTTATCTGACATCCTCCACAATGCGCCCAATCCAAGTACCACCAGTTTTAATTATCGGGAAGCCGCTCAAAATCATCTTTTATTGTGGGGCAACACCTATTCTAAAATTAAAAAAACCGGCATAGGCCGTCAAATAGTATCCCTTGAGCAGATCCCAACACCTGGAACCGTGCAAATAAAATCAGATCGCCGGGGGATCTATTACGAATGGTCGGACGGAAAAGGAAAACACCGGGCGGCCAAAAAAGATATTTTTCATATTCCCGGTTTTGGGTTTAACGGCCTGGCGGGCATGTCATTGATCGGTCTTGCACGTGAAGCCATTGGCCTTGGTATGGCCACGGAGCAATTTGGGTCAATGTATTTCGGAAAAGGCACTCACCCTGCCGGCATCTATGAAATGGATGGATATCTTGGGGACAATAAAACAGAATTTTTAAAAACGCTGAAAACCGGTATTGCAGGTCTTGGGAATTCTCACCAGATTATGGTTGCGGAAGGCGGGGCAAAATATAAACCGCTCACAATCCCTTTAAACGATGCTCAATTCCTGGAAACCAGAAAATTTCAGAAACTGGAACTATGCGGAATGTTCCATGTGCCGCCGCATAAAATTGCCATCCATGATCAAAATTCAAATCATAATAATCTTGAACAGGAAAACAGCGGGTATGTTGATTCATGCCTCATGCACTGGATTGTAAGATGGGAGCAAAATATTTCCCTCCAATTATTGACCCGGGAAGAACGGATGCAAGGTTATTTTGCCGAATTTCTTGTTGACGGTCTTTTGAGGGGTGATTCTCAGGCCCGGGGGGAATTTTATAATAAAATGTTTCAGGTTGGGGCGCTTAGTCCTAATAAGATTCTTGCCAAAGAAAATATGAACCCGATTGATGGCGGTGATCAGCATTTTGTTCAATTAAATATGGTCCCTCTAAACATGGCCGGGGAAATTGTCAAAGATAACAACCAGCCGAAAAAAGAGGATAAGGCTTCCAGGGAATATCGATCGAAAAATTCAATCATTACCCGGGACCGGATATCAAAACAATATTATCCCCTCTTCCACAGAGCAGCACAAGACATCGTAAATAAAGAAGGGCTTGCGGTCAAAGGCCAGATCAATAAACAGCGAAAACTCAGAACCGATGGGAATATGCAGAAATGGCTTGATGATTTTTACCGGAAAATGCCCAAAGAGATTAAATCAAAAATCGGGCCGGTGATCCGGAGTTTTTCAGAAGCGATTCAAGCAGCTGCAGCAGATGAAATGGGAACGGATGTTGAAATTTCCAAAGACCTTGAACGGTTTATTGATGATTACACGACCAGATACGCAGAAAGACACACTGAAAGCTCATTGGGTCAATTAACGGCCTTACTCGAACAGGATTTAACCGCCCTGGAAGAAAGGGTGGACGAATGGGCGAAAACCAGAGCGGATAAAATTGCAGTAAATGAAACGGTCAGGGCATCAAGTGCAATTTATCAAGCCGTTGCATTCAGTGTTGGCTTTTCAACAGTTCTTAGAAACCGGGGGCCTAAAACTTGCCCATATTGCCGATCATTAGCAGGGAAAAAAGTTCGTGCCGGCGGTGGTCCTCTTGTGAGTGATGGGGAAGAATTACCAGGGAAAAATTCAACTGATCCACCGATGAAAATACGAGGTGACAAATTTCACACACCCATCCATCAAGGGTGCGATTGTTATATGTCGATAGGATGAAAATGATTTTAGAACAAAAAAGAAAATGTAAAAAATGCGGAGAGATAAAAAGCCTATCCTTATTTGTCAATGCCAGGATGTGCAAGTTCGGCCCTTATGGGCTTTGGACAATATTTCAAAGGGCGCAAGAATAAACAAACCCTTTCAATCATCTTTATTAATGTGAGGTAAAAATGTCAAAAAAATCAGACATAGAAAGAAGGGTTTTTAAAATCGAAGTAAGAGACACGGAGGATGGTAAAAGGGTCCTTGCTGGTACTCCAATTGTTTACAATAAAAGATCCGAGGATATGGGTTTTTTTGAATACATCGCAAAGGGTGCGGCCAAAGATGCAATAAAAAGGTCAGATCCAAGACTCTTGTATGGCCATAACAGTGATGTTTTATTGCCAATAGCCAGGAAAAAATCAGGAACATTAAGAGAAATCGAAGATAAAAACGGTGTTCACATCGAGGCGGATCCGCCAAAGCAAAATCAATTTGTAACAGCCCTTATGGAATCAATAGAACGTGGCGATGTTGGTGAAATGTCATTTGGCTTTACTGTGCTTGATGATGAATGGGAGGGGCTTGATACTGATACGCCGAAAAGAACCATAACCAAAATCGGTGAAATATTCGATTATTCATATGTTGCTTTCGCTGCATACAATGATACCACAGTGGCCCTTCGGTCACTTGACGGTATAAAAAAAGACGGCGCAACCGCCGCAGAAGCCGCCGCAACCGGCGCAATGGATGAAAAAAAGAATTTGGAAATTGACATTCTAATCGCAGAACGAACCCAGGGAGGGTTAAAAAGATGAATGAACTTGAAAGACTTCAAAAATTGTTCCGGGAAGCTCTGGCAAAGCTGAAAATTATCAGAGCATTAAAGCCGGAAGATTTGACAGATGAAAAAAGAACCGAAAGAGAATCCCTTTTGGCTGAAATCGACACTCTTACCACTGATATCGATGCCGAAAAAAGAGCCATGGAAATCGATGCGCTGGACAACCCGAACAATGACCTTGATTTTGGTACAATCATCGTTGATGACCAGCCGGTATACAGAGGCACTCAGGCCGCAGCCTTTGGTCAACAGATGGTTGATGTTGCCATGGTGACAGATCCAAACCTGAGAAATTCAGCAAATTCAAAAGATTCATTGTCCAGGCTTGAAAAAAATACAAAAAGAGCTTTGACTATGATCGAAAAAAGCCAGGGACAGCCGGTTAGTCAGGATTTCATTGACAGGTCCATGAAACCGATCTTTTCTCCTGAGTCAAGAGCAGCCGGAACAGGTCAGATCCAGGGAATAGGATCAGAAGGTGGTTTTTTGCTTCAATCTGAATCATCCATTGACCTTATGACAAATGGGTTTAATAATTCAGAGGTTTTGAAAAGATGTCAGAAAAGAACAATTACCGGATCTGAAAGCCTTGAAATAGTTGGCCTTGACGAAACAAACCGGGCAGATGGATCAAGAGGCGGCGGCGTTCGTGTCTACACTGATTCTGAACTCGGACAAATCACTTCCAGCTCAACAAAATTCAACAAAATCAAACTTGCTCCTGAAAAATTGACCGGGATGTATTACGCATCAAATAAAATTTTGATGAATGCTACTTTCTTGGGCCAGGAAATGAATCAGCTTTTTACTGAAGAATTTGCTTTCAAAACTCAGGATCTGGTAATGGAAGGGACCGGCGCAGGCCAGGCACTTGGTATAAAAAATTGTGATGCTAAAATAAGTGTTGCAAAAGAAAGCGGACAGGCAGCCGAAACAATCCTTTCTGAAAATATCCTCAATATGGTAATGAGGTTTTATCAAAGAGGCGGTTCTGGCAGTGTTGTTTGGCTTGGAAACCGGAATATTTACAAAACATTGCGTGAAATGACATACGCAATAGGAACAGCCGGCGAACTTGCAAGAATGTTTCTACCTCCTGGTGTTGGCGGGACAAATGGATCAATGGAAGGCATCCCGGTTGTATTCATTGAACAGGCCGAATCCCTTGGAACCGCTGGCGATTTATGGCTATGTGATTTTTCACAATATCTTTGTGTTGATTACGGAAATATAAACGAAGCATCTTCAATTCATTTTAAATTTGATTATGACCAGACTACTTATCGCTTTGTTTATTCCTTTGACGGACAACCACGATTGACAGCGCCTATCACTCCATTTAAGGGAACGTCAAGCACTGTCAGTCCATTTGTAAATATTGCAGTAAGAGCATAATTTTTTAAAGTAAGGAGAATATAAAAATGAGTAACTTAACTTTACCCGAAGCCTTTAAGATCATCCAGGGCCATGAACCAGCAGTCGGGAGTGCCTTGCTGAATACGTCCGATATTATTTCATGCAAGAATTTTAAAAAGGTGTGGGCTGTTCTTAGCATGACTTATGTTGACGATGTTGATTTGGTTGTAACATGGAACGAAAGCACGGACGTAGCCGGGACCGGAACCACTGCAATAGCTGAAACCTGCCCGATTTGGTATAATATCGACACAGCCACTGCTGACCTGCTTACCAGGGCCACTGATGCTGTTACCTTCACGATTGACACAGGTGCGACTAAAAACCAGTTATGGATTATGGAATGGGACCCTGCAAAATTCAGTGCAGGATTCGATTGTTTCCAAATCAGAATGTCAGGTGCGGGCGCAAGCATTGTTGATGTTTTGTACCTCGGTGAACCACGATATCAATCTGATGTGAATGTGGCAGCTATCACAGATTAATCTTTAATTGGGCAGCTTAAAAACCTGCCCTAAAGGATTTTATTATGCAAGTACGATTAACAAAAGAGGGTCAAAAAGTTTTAGGCTTTTCCCCGGATCGTATTATTGCAAATGTGTCTGATGATAGAGCGTTTGCATTAATGAAAGGCGGGTATGCGGCACAGGATAAAGGCTTTATGGCTTTATTTGATGGGCCTTTGCCTGAAAAACCGATTGAAAAACCAAAACAGATCAAAGAAGAAAAAGCCATATCAAAACCGGCTTTAAAAAGAGAAAAGGCAGTTAAAAAATAATCATATAAAATAGGAGACCTGACAAATGGGTGCCGGAAATTATGCTCCATCAACGAGAGCAAGAATTGCAGACCTTATCACAGGGATGCACGTTAAAACTACAGATGCCGTTCTGGTAGCTGCAAATTTTACAGATACAGCACAAACAGAACTTTTTACCATTGTTGGCAGGATTGCAGTGGTTCAACTTTTTATCGAACTTACGGCGGCCGCAGATGCGAATGCAACACAGGTTCTTTTTAACGCCACTTTTACGACTCCCACCATTGCCGTCAATGCCATGTGTGGAAAATGTGCCAGTATTGCCAGCCTTGGCGCTCATGGGCGTATCGTGTGGGTAGGTGGCGCTGTAGCAACCGCAGCAGTAATAACAGACAGTGCCGGGCTATCAGATGTTGAGGCGGCCGGGAAAATTCATATCCTGGGCGGCGAAACAGCAGCCGGGGCCAATACAGTCGGATCAATCGGCATGTTGGCGGATGATGCAACTCAGGCGGCTACTATTTCGGCCACAGCACATCTTTTTTATTATCCGATGTCAAATGGAGCTTATGCTTCAGCGTTGGTTTAATCCTTAATCACGGCGGGGGAAACTCCGCCTGACCGAAAAAAGGAGGTCAAGTGACAACTTTAATCACACTATCAAAAAGGTTTATCGGACTTTCAACCGATACAAAACCGACTACCGGCATTCAGACCGGGGCGACCTATTTTGAAACAAATACCGGGTTTATGTTTATTTACAATGGATATGCATGGCTTCCCAAAAGTTTTATGCCGGAATCAACCGTAAACTATAAACAAATTTCATTGAACCAGGCAGCCGCCACTTATGATGTTATGACAGCCACGGCACAGATACTTTTTATTGATGCTGTTATTGTCCATGTCCCGGATGACCTGTCAGCGGTGGCAACATTTACGGGGATTTCAGTACAGACAGATGACGGAACTCCGATTGATCTTTTGACCAGTACAGCAGGCGCAAAGGCAAACTTAACCGGGAATTTTTATCATGTTTACCGGGGGCCGGTTGTAACAGCAGCGACAAAAAAGGTTCAATTAACAATCGGCGGAGCCACTGCCGGGGCTGGTATGATTGCAAACGTTACTGTCTTATGGAGGCCTTTGGTGGCCGGTGGATATTATCTCAATGCGTAAGGATTTAATCAATGAAAGTTGAATTAGTCACATTACCAGCTCAATATCCGATATCACTCGCAGAAGGTAAAAAACAATGCGAGATTGATGATTCTGACACTGCCCATGATACCTACGTCAAAAGTTTGATCATGGCCGCAACCGGACAGGCTGAACAGTATTTGCACAGGCGGTTGGTATCTCAGACCTGGAAACTCTATCTTGATCAATGGCCCGGGGGTGACTCAATTATATTGCCTTTCGGAAAACTGCAAAGTGTGACAAGTATAAAATACAAAGATGAGGACGGAACAGAATCGACAATGGACAGTGGCGAGTATATTGTTGATATCCAGAGCGAACCAGGGTTAATAACACTTGACTATCAAGAATCATGGCCCACAGATACCCTTTATCCTTCAAACCCAATTAAAATCGAATTTGTATGTGGGTATTATATCGGGTCAACATGGGTCAAAGAGACAGTATATCCTTTAAATTCTCTTGTTATGCCAGTAACAGAAAATGGCCTGGTCTATAAATGCACGACAGCCTTAACATCAAGCGCCATAACTCCCACATGGCCGTTGACGATTGCCGGGACGGTTGCAGATGGTGCAGGGGAAACGGCGGGCGTATGGACATGTATCGGCCTTGCAGTACCGGAAGCGATCAGACACGCCATTAAATTAACCATTTCGGATATGTTTGAGTATCGGGAAACTGAATATTTTGGAATGGGCGGGCGCACTTTGAAAACTTGG